AGCCAATTTTCGAAGGCGAGTTCCAGCCTTTTGAAATCGGCGCGGTGTACCTTATCCGTACTGTAACTATGATCGAAGTCGGTCGCGTTGTAGCCGCAAGCTCGCAGTGGGTCATGCTCGAAGATGCCGCATGGGTAGCAGATACAGGCCGATTTGCTGATGCGCTGAAAAAGTGGCAATTCAACGAGGTTGAGCCGTTCCCTGATGGAGTCATAGGCGTGTCCTGCGGGTCTATTGTGGACTTCGTGAAAGGTAAAGAACCGTTGCGGAGCCAAAAATGAACCAAGCGGCTTTGCGTACCGGGCTTGATTGGTCGTGGTCGCGGTCGTGGTCGCGGTCGGGGTCGGGGTCGGGGTCGCGGTCGCGGTCGGGGTCGCGGTCGCGGTCGGGGTCGGGGTCGTGGTCGCGGTCGGGGTCGCGGTCGCGGTCGGGGTCGCGGTCGCGGTCGGGGTCGCGGTCGTAAAAAGTAAACGCCGCGAACCGCTGGGCGTTAAACGGAGGCTGAGTTAAACAGGGAAAACGACTACGGGCGCGGATACCGGGGACTCAGGATGCGGGAACTGCTTTAAGTGCCACAAACAACCGGAGCTTTTAATGATCGCATTTTTAATGACTTTGGTGGTGATGCGCTCAACGAGCGACATTCCACGCAAGGCAGGCGGAAAACCCAAAGAAAAACCGCCTGATATAGAGCCAATAAATAATCCATTCGACTACGCAACCGCATTTTACTGGGAAATGTATGGGGCAAGGGATGCGAGCTGCGGCTTTAACAGCAGCCTAATCAACTAAGGGGATGAAGATGAAAATCAAGCTGCAAGTATGGTGGGTTCCACAAGTGCCGATGAAGGCGTTTAACGTGGACGTTAAAAGCGTTGAAGAAGGTGTGAAAGTAATGGACGTGCTTGCCAACTACGACATCTTCCAATACGAGAACCGCATCAAGCCGGACTACTGCAACGCTGGCGGTTTGAATATGTGGGACGAAAATAGTGACGGAGAAGGCACTCCGGGATGGGTAAGTTGGCAAGACGATGAAACTGGTGAGGATGACCCAGTTGAGTATATTCGAGGCCTAAAATGACCGAAATCAAATCACTCTGCGACGGAACTCAGGCGATGGGCCTGCCGCAATTTCTGGCGCAAGCCAATCCGATGATGGACGCTGTGGATGGCGCGATGGCGCGCTTGTTCGGCAAGCCGCAAACCGAGGCCGAGCGCATCGCTGAATTGGATCGGCTGGAAGCTGAATTCGTGGCGCGCTGCAATCGCTAAAGCCGAGGCCGCAAAATGACAGATAACCTATACGCCGAATACGGCAACGCTGGCCACCGATTCCCGCGCACCACTAAAGAGGCATTCGGTCGCGATGAGCATATCGTTCTGGCGAACGAACACGAAGAGATCGAGGATATTTCCAACTTCAATTTTGGCTTCGTGCTGGTTGTGTACGGGCTGGCAGTGGTTGTGATCGGGTATATCGTGTTGAGCCAGCCATGAAGCCGCAGCGCCTGGACAAGATGGGCGAAGGCCGCTGGTCGGCAATCGAGAACGCAATGGGGCCGCGATACACCGCGCTGGTGCTGATCGTGCTGCTGCTGGCTTATGGGATTGTTGGGATGCTGGAGTAAAAAGGAGTTGCGAAAATTGCAGAATGGATTTATTGTTTCACCCGCAGCAATTGGCTTTGAACGGTCAAATGGTGCGGTTTTGGTTAGGACGCTATCAGCCCGTATTGATAAGGGTTCGGTGTTCAGTAAGGCAAAAGTCGTCCTAACCAATTTCCGCCTTGCTAGACAGTTCAACCGAATCCTTTTCAATTCGGGCTTTTTTACGCCTTTTGCTGCCGCAAGTGACGCGATAGAAAGTACGCCTACATGGGCGAGTTGCACCGTAAACATAGGCTGGCATAGCCCCATGCAGCAAGCCTCGCGAACTTGGTTGCGGTATCGCACAACCATCAAAGATTAAGCGGCAGAATGTCTTTGATGTGGAATGGAAGTAACTCGTCATGCGCACTTGGTTCCTGCACTACACGTCAGGGATGGAGAAGGAAGGCTATGGTTGTTTCATTGCCCCTTAGAGAATTGTATCGCCCAAAATAAAGGAGATTGAAATGACACTTGATGAATTCCTAGCCGAAGCACGCCAGAACATTGTTGATTTTGAAGTGTACTGGCGGAAGGAACATGCAGAAAAGCCAGACGATTTTCCGCTGGAATTATCGGATGATAACGATGGTACGTGGTGGGAAATGCTTAACGGATTCGACGCGGAAGATGGAGATTGAAATGAACGCCAAACAACTATACCTAGAAGACGGCAAGCCAGCCGGCGTGTACTGGTGCGAGAAGTGCAAGCGAGTACACAGCACCGAGACGATGGCGAGCGAATGCTGCAAGCAGTGGGTATGCACAATCTGCGGCGAGCATTGCGGTGAGTTCCGCACAATCTGCGATGCATGCATGGATAAGCGCGCTGCAGAAAAAGAGCGCGCATTGTTCGACAAAGCTGAAAAGCTCACATCATGGAGCGGGCAGATATTCCACGGCGAGGAATTCTACAGCGATGTTTCGACTTTGCTGGACGATCTGTTGCCGACGGAATACCCGGAATATGTATGGGCGACGAAGCCCGTTCAGTTCGTGCGATTGGATGCTGACTCGATAACCGAATCCGTGATGGATGACGCATACGAAGATTTCGACCTTAATGATTTGCGCGGGATGATTGAATTGCAAAAGGCCATCACCGAATTCAACGAAGCGAACGCGCACCATGTAGCCTATTACCCAGACTACACTCGGGCGGTGTTGATCGATAGAAGCGATGGTGAGTAAAAATGTCCGACTGGCAACCGAACATCGATCATCTGGTAGAGCGCGCCAGAGTCGAGACAATCAAGATGCGCCACCATGCCGATATGCACATTGCTTGGCTGGTATCGCACCACATCAGGAGCATGGCGCAACTTAGGCGGGATAGGGCGGCGGAGAAATTGAGTAAACAACAAGGGGAAAGAAAATGAGCACAGCACTGGCAACACTGACAAACAAACTCGCCGCGCAGTTCGACATGGGCGACGGCTCCGGCCTGACGGACGTATTGAAGGCCACCGCATTCAAAAGCGGTACGCAGGTATCTGATGCGCAAATGACCGCCCTGCTGGTGGTTGCCAATCAGTACGGACTCAACCCGTTCACCAAGGAAATCTTCGCCTTCCCTGACAAGGGCGGCATAGTTCCTGTTGTCGGCGTGGATGGATGGTCGCGCATCATGAACAACCACCAACAGTTCGACGGGATGGACTTCAAGTATGACGAAGAGGCCGCATCATGCACCTGCATTATTTATCGTAAAGATCGTTCGCATTCGATTAGCGCGACGGAATATCTCGCTGAGTGCCGACGCGACAACTCTCCGGCGTGGAAGTCTCACCCGCGCCGCATGCTGCGCCATAAGGCCATGATTCAGGCCGCACGGCTTGCCTTCGGATTCGCTGGCATCTACGACCAAGATGAAGCAGAGCGGATCGTAGAGCGCGACATTGGGACAATCGACGGCACTGCAACCGTAGTGAAAGAGGTAAAGCCGGAGCGCGCCACCCTGACTATGGAAGTGCTGATGGACAAGCATACCCACGACGTAATCGACCAAGAGGGCGTAGTCACCAAGTTCAGCACCAAGTCCAAGGTACAGAACGGGGACGGCACGGCGCAAGGCGTTATCGACTTCCTTTCGGCTAAGTACATTCTGCCGGCTGAGGTGATCGTAGAAATTCAATCTTGGGAACAGAAAGGCGGTGTGCAATGAGAAAAATTACAATGAAGGCTGGAAGCGCGGAATGGATAGCATCCCGCAGCGCAAGCAAAGCACCGGCGATGATGGGCTGCGACCCAACAACTAGCCGAACAGAGCTGATTCACATGATGGCTACAGGGTTCGGTAAAGAATTCTCCGACTGGCAGCAAAAGTATTTGCTGGATAAAGGGAATGTTTCCGAGATTGGCGCTCGCGCATTGGCAGAGGAAGTTGTCGGCGAAGACTTTGTGCCGTCATCTGCCGAAACAGACGACGGGTATCTTACCGCCGCGCCAGATGGCGCTACATTCGGCGATAGCATCGGACTGGAGGCGAAGCTGTGGAACGAGACGCTAGCCGCTTCGGTGCGCGCAGGCGACTTGCCGCCTGCAAAATACTGGCAGCTTGAGCAGCAGATTCTGGTGTATGGATTTGACTACGTGCTGTTCGTTGTTTCTGATGGAACGCCAGAGAAGTTCGTGAGCATGGAATATCGCGCAGTGCCGGGACGAGCAGATCATCTGATGGCAGGTTGGCGGCAATTTGATAAAGATGTTGAAGAATACAAGCGCAAGTTAGCCGCAGGCGAGATTGAACAGCCGAAGGAATCGCCGAAAGCCGAGACAATCAAGGCACTGCCGTCCGTATTCGTTCAGGCGACCGGCATGGTGAATGCATCCAACCTGTCAGAATTCAAGGAAGCGGCTACGGCGTTCATCGCCGGGATCAAAACAGAGCTTGTTTGCGATCAGGACTTTGCCGACGCTGAATCCACCGTCAAATTCTGCAAGGATGCCGAATCGAATTTGGAATCCACAAAGGCCAGTGTACTTGCGCAGATGTCCACCGTAGACGAAGTAGTGCGGACGCTTGACCACATCGCCGCGCAGCTTCGCGACAAGCGGCTGATGCTGGACAAGCTGGTGAAATCTGAGAAGGAATCGCGCAAGCTGGCTATTGTCACCAAGGCGGGGAATGATTTCTCCGCGCATGTCGAATCGCTCGAAGCTGAAACGAAGCCGATCCGACTTGCAGTTGTGCGGCCTGATTTCGCCGGAGCGATCAAGGGCATGAAAAAGATGTCGGCCATGCAAGAGGCAGTCGATACCGCGCTTCGTGATGGCAAGTTCGCCGCCGACCAATCGGCAAAAGACGTGCGCGAAAAATTGGCGTGGTGTAAAGAGTCATCGGCTGGTTACGGATTCCTGTTCTCCGACCTGTCGCAGCTCATTGCCAATAACGGCAAGGAAGCATTCGAGGCGATTGTTACCGGGAGAATCGACAAGCACAAGGCGGAAGAAACCGCTAAGGCGGAAGAACAACGCGCTGCAATACAGGCCGATGAAGAGCGTAAGGCCACCGCCAAGGCGCAAGCGGAAGCTGAGGCTATCCTTGCCGCAGAACGGGCAAAGCAGGCGGCGGAAGATGCTGCACGCGCCAAGGTTGAGGCCGAGGCGAATGCAATACATAGATCGAATGAGCAACAAGACGCTTACGATGCTGCCTCCGCTGTAATGGCGAAAAAACCCTCTCCAGTTCCTGTGCTTTCAGATAAAGCAGTATCCGACACAAACGCAGCACGCCACGTCCGTCCGACCGACAAAGAGATCATCGCAGCACTTGCCGAAACTTTCAACGTGCCGCCCGAAACGGTTGTTGATTGGCTGATGAACATGAGCTTTGCCGCAGTCGAACAATAACCGCATCACCTTCGCATAAGGAAAAATCATGGGACTCAACAACTGGACATTCACCGGCAACCTCGGAAAAGATGCCGAGCAACGTTTCACCACTGGCGGCGATAGCGTCGTATCGTTCTCCGTTGCCGTCAAATCAGGCTACGGCGACAAAGAGAAAACGACGTGGGCCAATTGTGCCATGTTCGGCAAGCGCGGAGAATCGGTGCTGCCGTACCTCGGCAAGGGCCAGCTTGTCGGCATCAGCGGAGAAGTGACCTTGCGCAGCTACGACCAGAAAGACGGCGGGAAAGGTGTATCGCTGGACGTTCGGGTTAATGACCTGGCGCTGCTGGGCGGCAAGGCGCAAGGCGAACAACAGGCCAGCGAAAACAAACCAGCGCGACAGGCTCCAACGCCTAGTGCAGACATTCCGAAGTCAGGCAGCGGAAGCTTCGACAACTTCGATGACGACATCCCATTCATGCGGCACGGGCATCGCGGCGCAGATGTGTGCTGGAGGGCGATGTAGCCATGCCGCTCTTTGAGTGCTACACCCGAGGCTCGCACCTGATCGAAGCCGACAACGCCGACGAAGCGCGCAAGCTGTTTGCCGAGCTTGTTTTGTCTGATCCGACATCAGACCATATCGCAGCAATTGAAACAGATGGGGAGGAAGAATGAACGCCAAGCAAAAACGGCATAAGCGTCGGAACTTTGTTTCTGTCGCATCTAAATTTGCTCCAATCTTCGACGTTCTTGCGGAGATGATTGAAAAGGGCTACATCGATGAGGCAGCAAAGCAAGCACGGGAATCTGCTGACGAACTGAGGAAAATGAAATGACCGACTACATCGAAGCCATGCTGGAAGCCAAACGACTGCTGAAAGTGGCAGAGGATGCCGCCATGAAAGGCGATTACGCAGCCGCACATGATGCCATCGAATCTATGGATGCGCAGATAAAGCTGATGCTCGACTGGTTCGCCGATTCGTTGGCGAAGTAACACTAAAGTGTTACGTGATACCAACACCTTCGGGCTATAGATTGGCAGGTAAAACACTGGCATGATTCACCCATCACCAACAACGAAGAGTCGAATGATGAAACAAGCATACGAATTGACGGACGACGAAATAGCCAAACTTGGGCCTGTAAGCAGAGTCGAGTATGAGCGGGCTATAAGGCTGTGCGAATGTGAAAATGCCGGAGGCCCTAGCGGTGGATGGGCGCATGGTTTTGATGCACTGGTAAAACTCGGGTGGGTAGAAGGCGAACATACTTTGGGACACAGAACATTCAAATTTTGGGATAAGCCGAAAGACTTATCAGGACTGAGCGCCTAACACAAACAACAGCGGAGAATGAAATGAGAGAAATTAAAACACGCGCAGACCTGTATATAGCGGCTGGAAACAGTATCAAGATGCAAGAGTCCGCAGGAATAATTCAGGTATGCAAGGCTGGTGGCGTAATCAGAGAAATAAAGAATATGATGTGGAACTTATACCCGCATTTATATGAATTTCCTCTCGCGGTTGTCGAGGGCAAGGCGGTGTTTGTTGGCGATGAGCTGTACCATTCGGACGGATACGGGCCATGCATTGTCGATTCGACGTGGAACCCTCGCGGAAACTTTGACGCGTATTCATGGAATCCGCCAAAGCCAGCCACTGTGATGGTGGAGATGCGGCGCGAGGATGCGGAAAAAATCGCATATTTACTTGAGTTTCAATCGTCAAATCGTGCTGCACGTGATGCAATAAAGATTGCTCTGGGGGCCAAAAAATGACAACCATATCCATCAAAGAGCACGCCATGCTGATGTGCAGACTTGCCGAGTATCAGGACGAACTCGACGATGCAGCGGACAAAGCCACGATTGAATATCTGCATGCGAAAGAGATAGCGCGCAACAAGTTGGAGGCGTTACGTCAGGCGATCAGCAAGCGGGATGTGATGTCTGCGGCGCGGAAGATTGTAGGAGATCGCAATGGCCTATCGTGAGCCGTATCGCACCGGGCGATGGTCGCCGTTGGTAGATCCGGATCTTTCGACCCCAGCATGGGCGGCGATTGCGGGCGGCGTGCTGATGGCCTGCATTCTGGCTGTGATGTTGTACTGCTGGATGTATGGGGCCTAACGTCTTAGTTCACCGGCTGGCGCGCTTTTGCGCCGTCCGGGTTGAACGTAGGGTTAGGTTTGTTTTGTGCCAATGATGAAACATGTTTGCGTAATAACAACTAGGCAAAAAATTAAAGATATAAGTGCTGCACTCGAAACCGTTAAATGTTTATCAGCCAAAGGGCCAAAAATCATGAACGCTGCAAGGGAAATGCTCGCAATCAAACAAACCCCGCCGACATTTACAATATCCCGCTTAACTTTCGCCAGACGCTGGATAGCTGTTGAAATTGTAATTTCAGGAGCGTTGCTTGCAACATCTATTTTGTACTTAAGCAATGCGGACTGGTATTCAACGATACTCTTTGCCAGCACAAGCGCGGCTGTCAATGTGGCGAGTAGACTAGCAAGGAGAATGAGCATGTTCATGATAAAACCTAACGTTTGAATTAACCGGCGCGCGCTTTTGCGCGTCCGGGTTGAATGACGGGTTCGGCGTCTTGCCGGAGCCGACTTTTGAGAGGAGTGGAAATGGACAGCGGATACATTGTCGAAACCTCTACAGGTAAGTACGGGGAAATTACGCAGGACACTTTGTACGTCGCAAACGGAGTTCGTGAGCAGATCATGCGGCAGGTGATTTACACCAAAGATGAGCAGATTCGACAAGCCTTGATTTCGCTCGGCTGGAAACCCCCTAAGACGCCGAACGAATGATATGCACCGCATGGTTAATTTTTAAATAAATTGACACAATCGTGCGAGACTATTAAAATCGGCGCATCCAGAAGATTTAAGGGGTTATATTTTGAGGCAAAAAGCAACAGTTAGAATTTCTATCGCAGCAGGTGGGAAGTTGCACAAGTTGGAGCTTTTGCCGCAACCGTTCAAGGGGCGATACTGGTTGAGATATAACGGAAAAAACTCACAGAAAATGCCTGAATGCACCATATCCGGGTTGATGGATGAATGCAGGAAGATTATCGTCGCGGCAGAAAAAACAAGTGGGTGACGTGAATGAACCGCATACGCCGCTACACTCTGCACCCGTGGAAGAGCAAGCACAACCCGTTGACCCGACGTGTAGGTTTTACGATGAAAGCTGCAATAGTTTTGGCTGTGATCGTTGCGCTATTAGACAATCTCGACCAGCGCGAGGAAGTGACCAATCAGAAAGCAGCCGTCCAAGATCAGATGGAAGTAATCAGGCAGATGGATACGGTCTTGGGTGGTCGCGCTCGATTCGTAGTAGACGGTCGCGTTACGGCTTGTAAGAGCCGGAAGGAAATTAAACTGGTGGAAGGGATACGGGATGCCTATTGACGCAAGCGTAGTGAAGCGGCTGGCTGAACAAACCGGGCTTTCTCTATGGGCTGGTCCGAAACACAAAGCGGCACTTATTTTGCAACTTATCGACTTTGCCAACACCATCGCGGCGCACCAGAGGGAGATTGATGCAGACGTTTGCGAAGCTGAGTATGTTGGGAATAGTATTGACGACGAAGGATGCTGTGAGGGAGATATAGCGTACAACAACGCGCTTAAAGATGCAGCAAGAGCAATCCGCAACTTGGGAGAATCGAAATGACTGAACAGAACGGCTTTGAAGTCACATGGCGGAACTTCACCTATGTGGATATGAAGCAATGTGCAGAATACTTCTGGAAGACCTGCGCCAAGCATAAGGACAAGGAGATTGCAAAACTGCGCGAGAAGCTGGCAGCGCAGCAGGCTATCATCAGCAGAATCAGGGAGATATACACACGCGGGGATGATCTGGATGAGCCGTGTATAGAGGAAGTTAGACTGAGCGGAATGGAAGAGCTCGCCGCAATCAAAGCAGCAGAGTATCAGCGTGGATATAACCGATGCGTGGAATTCCACAATAATTGCGTTGGGCAGTCGGGCAGCGACACGGATTTCATATCCCAAGCTAGGGAAGAGGGCAAGCAAGCCGGACGCGCAGAGCTGGAGAAGGAGCTGATGGAACAGGATCCTGTTGACTATGAGAAGTTGGCCCCTCTTGGTTGGCAAAGCATCGAATGCCCATTCTGTGGATCGACAGGCGCACAAGCATTCCCGCAGCAGAAGCCGCTGAGTGATGCAGAGATAGGGGATCTATGGGCTGGATGTGTTAAGCAGTATGGGCATATTGCTGGACTGTATAAGCACCAAATAGCCAGAGCAATAGAAGCCGCCCACGGAATAACAGGAGAGAAGAAATGAAACTAGCCTGCCACGTATTCGGGCACAAGCCACCGATATATTCCACGAAAGGCTGGTATTCGCCGGGAGAAGAATACGCAACGGTAATATTAGGCGCAGTGGATGGGTGCGGTAGGCAGCATGCAATTATTTTTGCGGACTGTGCCAGATGTGGAGCAAGCTTTAAGCTGGCGCGTATTCATATTCCACCGACAGGAACAGGAGAGAAGAAATGAAGACGACGTACTACTCGCCAAAGATGGCGCGCATGGCCGACGAGGTGAAGCCATGAGACGGTCGCTCGCCGGTTCTTTGATGCTTGCGATGGCTGCGGGCATGCAAGCTGATATGGTTTACCCAACAGGTTCGCTCGTCACCAATAGAACAAACTGGCCTAAGAGCAAGACCAGAAACACTGGGACTGCGAGACTGCGCAGAAACGCAAAGAAGGGTCGTAGGTGAAGCCGTGTGCATCCACAAATGGCTGACCCTGTACGCCGACAGGAAAGGCACGAAAGTTCAGTGCGTCCGGTGCAGCGAGGTGCGGCGCTGGACGTTCATGCCGAAGCCTAATCCACACCCACTCCCTACATAGAATAATGTATTATGCGGCTTGTTTATTACGATCTTCAAGCCGTGAAAAATAAAAAAACCGATTCTGAATACTACGTCCATTGGGCCGTTTTCTTATTTCTCGCAATGGGTGCTGGCGGGATTCTGCTTCAAGTACTCAGGTTCGGAGCCATTGTTGAATTTGGCTCCGTTGCCTGATTACTGGTAAAGCCGCTTTGCAAGCTCGCTCTGTTTCTCCCGCAACGGGATAACCAAGGCCCGCTTTTCATCTGCTGTCAGCGCCCCTTTTTCAATTAAACGTATGCGCTCGTTAATCTTGCTGATGCTGCGCTTGACGTTCTCCACCTTGTGATACTTGCTCAGTTCGTCTTTGTGCTCTTCTCGGTACTCCTTGGCGTCTTCTATCTTTCCGTCTTTGCGCAGCCTGTTGTAGGTCGCATAAGCCTGTTCCAATTCTGCGGCTTGGTCGTACATCATCGAAACGTAACGGCTTTGCGCACTGCTCAATTCCGCCACCATGCCGCCTGATGCAAACTTCCAGTGATCGACCGCTGGCCGCGTCGGCTCGTTGCTGATGCCGCGAACCATCATGTCGGCAGAGCTAACTGCCGTCGCGCCAAGCCATCCGAAGTACGCCTTGTTCAGGAAGTCCAGTTGAACCGGAGACAAGAAGTTATCGCCAGTCAGCGCATTTCCGGCAGAACTGATTCCGCGCGCAAGCATGCTGGTGTTTTGTGTAAACCGCATGCCTGGCTCTAATCGCTCCATACCCATAGATTCAATCGGGCGCTTGCTGAACGAATCCTGATTGGCATACAAGTCGATCATCGGCTTGAACGTCTGCGGCACAGGGTTCATCGCCAACTGGTTCGCAATCAGGCTGGTCGTGGTGTCTGCAAACCGCTGCCCGGTCATTTCCTTGTCGAAGGCAAGTTCCGCAGTACGTTCTGCCAGCGTAGCAATCGCGCCAATTTCAAACGGCTTCGGCACACGGAAAGCGACACCACCCAACTTGAACCACCAATAGTTGTCCCGATCCCAGTCCTCGCGCTTCTTCCAATCATCGTCATCGCCATACATTGCCAGCAGCGCAAGCGATACCATCGTCACCGCGCCCAACACAACAGCGAATCGCGCCTTGTCTTCTGTCGATGCGCGGCCCAGTTTATACATGCCTTGGATACGCGCGTTAAGAAACGGAACAAGCTGAGTCAGGAATCGAACCGTCTTCCACGATCCTTGCATGGAAAAGTCCATCAGGTCGCGCGACATCACAGACGCTTCTGCGTGGCCCATGCCTTTCTCGCGCAACTGATGATACAGCGACATGCGGTTGACTTCCTCGCCACGGTTCCCGAGTTCGTTGTACATGGTGATTGATGGCTCAACATACTTGTCGTAGAAGACTCTGATCTTGCCTTCGTCGTCAAGAATATGCTCGTCCTTCGCGCCCTGCTTGATAAGCTGGCGCACCCGGCTTGCCTCGTTGCCTTCAAGCATTGTGCCAAAGCGAATCAAACCGCCGCCGGCCAGCGCGGAAACGTACTGCTGCGAAGGCTTCTTGCGGTTGGTTAGCTTCCATCCCTCTATCACGTTCGATGCCGGGTTGTAGTTCAAGTCAGATGTCGCAATCGCCTGCACAGAGTCGCGGATTAGGTTGCGGATCTTGAAGAACGGGGATGCCGTCACACCAATGGTCAGCCAATGCTTCGGCTTGGAAAGAATATCCATCATCGGGCCACGAATACCGGAGAATTCCAGCGAGGATACGGCTTCCACAATGTATGGATCGTCAATCTTGTATTCGACTTTCCCGTGATACGTTATCACCGTAGTTCCATCAGATACTTTGGTTACGCCATTCTCTTCGTACTCTGTACCTTTTGCGATTTTCTTCTCTACTGTCCCCATAACCCAGACAGTCTTTGTATCGCCAGCAACCGCCTTGCGCGCGACTCCCATCTTTTCTGCGGCTTCAAGCGTTGCAGTTGCCGCGCGGTTCTTGGCTGACGCATCTATCAGATGCGCCCAATTTCCCAGCGTGTTCGCCATCAGGTCATTCAGTTGCTCTTCGCCGCCCTTAAGCTTCTTAAACGCCTCTTGGCGGATCACGCCTGACTTGATATACATGCCGCGCGCTTCGCCTTCGTTCTCTTCGGCAACTCGGTAGAACGGGACGTAGAATTCATGCTCCCACAGCTTGCGGCTGTCGCCATCGATCAGGCCAGATTGTTCAGCAATGTCCAGCACGTTCTTGTTGAACTCGTTGAACTTGACCAGCGAATCCTTGTAGATGGCCTTGCGGTCGCGGGTGACGGTTCCGTCGATTAACGTGTAGTCATTGGCAAAATCTCCCTTGCGGTCTGCTAGCGATTTGAACGCGGCAATATCATCCTTGTTGAATAGGCGCTCCTTGCCCTCTCCCATTAGCCTCTCAGCCCGATTACCGGCAATCCAGCGCAAGAAGTCTGTCGATTCCTTGCCTAGCGGGAAGAACACTTTCTCAAGCACCCCGCCGCTCTGGTCTGCATCGGTAGCGCCGTCGTTGAGCGATAGCTTGCCGTAGTGCATGAATGCCTCGAATGCTCCGGTAGCACCCTTGGACAAGCGCAGCAGGTTGTAGGCGTGCTGATCCAAGTCTCGGATTGGGCGGAACTGGTCAGCCAATCCTTGCGCCATCTTCTTCCATGCGTCTTGCTTGAGCTTGTGAAGCGTATCGGCGATGGTTTTCTTGGTGATGACAGAGCCAGTGCGCTCCAGTGCAGCGCGCTGTGCTTCGTCGTAGTTTCCAGAGTCTCCAATAATCTTGCCGCCACGCGGGTTGACCGGCTGCGCATTGCCTTGCGACCGGCTGAACTGCGCCGCCGCATTCTTATCCGGTCGGCGAATCATGTTCTCGCTGATTGCGTAATCCTTGCTACGTCCTTTGTTTGGAACGAATCCGAACCGCCGATAGAACCGCTCCTGTCCGGCACGGCTTCCGCCAAAATCACCTGCTGCGGTGAGTGCGATGGTCATGCCGTTTTTGTCGGCGTATGCGGTCAGAATATCCATGAAGCGCGAACCAATGCCCTGCCCGCGAATTGCCTTCGGCATTTGCAATTCATCCAGCTTGATTGTGTCTCCGCTGATATTTACCCATGCGTCAACATCAGGATGGATAGCGCCAAGATCATCAAGCAATTGTTGCTCTACGTTGTATCCTCCAACCGACATAAGCGCCGCCGCATTGCCAGCCGATTCCACCTGACTCTCAGGCCGCCAGTTCGCCATCGCATCCTGCGCCATGAATACAAGATCATCCTCGGTCAGGCTGTTAGCCCATGCCATGAACTTCCCGCGTTGCAACACAGGTAGCGATTTCCCAAGGTTACGCAATGCGTTCCGCAGCCAAGCGATGACGCGCCTTACTATCGGCATATCAGGATTATTCTGCACCAGATAGGCCAGCGTTTCTTCGACAACATGTGCGGCAGGAGTGCCTTCAGGAACTTGCGCCCAAGCAGCCTTTACTTTGGCATTGCCGGCCCGGTTCATCAGTTCAACTTGCTTCAAGATGGACTGCCATTCCTTCGAGTCACGGCCTAGATGTAAAGCATGCACGCCGATCTCATGCGCAACTAGCCCGCGCAGTCCTTTCGCGCTGGCGCTCTTTGGGAGATGGTCGGCGATGAAATAGGTGATGCCGTCCGCAGGGTTGAAGAAGGCCAGCGCGCGGCCATCGTTGGCGTAGCGGATGTCTTGATTTAATCCGCCTTGTTTTTCAGCAAGCTGTTTTTCTAGGCGAGATATATATTCAACCTTAACTTGCTCTGAATTCATTTCCGGCATCTTGCCTATCTGCGCCATCTCTGACAATTTTCCAGAATCTTTATTCAGCCACCAGATACCCGAGCCAGACTTCGAATAAGCGCCTTTCTTGGCGACTTCTATTTTCCGAATCAACTCATTTATTTCATAATCCCGAGCTTTCTTGGTGGCTTTTTTCGCATCACTTTTCGCCTTTGAATCAAGGCGCTTTATGACTGGCGGAACATCCATATCAAATTTGCGCGCGACAAATTCAACAGATTCATCCCACGTCCCATAATCATTCATCAGCGATCCATCATGTCCGCCGCCGACCATTACTTCGAAGTCCGGCTCAACATATGAGTCAGGTAGCTTATGGTTCGATATTCGAATCTTCAAATATTCGCCTTCGTTCTCTTTGAATTGCGAACCTTCTGGCGCATATGCATAGATATACGTTGATACCGAAACATTTGATTTTTCTCTATCTACGCGCAATCCCATCGATTGCAGTGCGCGTTCAATCTGATCTGCTCGCTTGAAGTATTCTTCGCGCGAATACAGCGCATCCTCGCCCACGATATTCGCCGCCTGAGCAGCAGTGATCGAGCTCGCCTTGCCCGCGTCGAACATCGCCTTGAGCGCGCCATGAATCTTGCCGCTGTGCGCGGATAGGAGGGCGGATTGGGCGGATGCGACAGAGTGCGCGTCGGGGGGTGGGGTGCGTCGTTCGTCGGCCTGAATCGCATTCGCCGGGATAGGTGCGTTGTTCATCTCCTTTCCGTTGAACACCACGATTACGTCTTCCGCGCGGACATCCGCGGTCGATTCCGGCGAGACAGTGCGGCGCTCGTCGGCGGTCATGCGCTGGCGCGATTGGGTATTGCGCGCTTCGACTTCACCGGCAAGGCGCTGATAGGCTCGTGCGGCTGGGGCCATGTCAGTTTTCAGGATTTGGTACTCTTCATCCAGCGCATCGCGCTTTGATACAAGCTCGAGGTGCCGCGCCACATTCTCATCCCATGCGCGCCCATTTAGCTTTCCGCGCTTCTCCCCGTTGGAAATGATCTCGTCGTTGATTTTTGCCAAATCTGATTTCAGGATTTCAGCTTTTATTTTCCTTGCCGATTCTACGGTTCCTCCAGTTGCGAAACCCTCGCCGCGCTGGATTACGTGCTGCACTTCATGCAATATTTTCGAGACGACATCCGACATCGCCGTATCTTTGCTGATGCGGATCGTTGCCGGGTCGCTTCCTTTTGGCGAGTAGCTTGCGCCGGACTCTTTCTGGTCTGTCAGTGAGATATTCGCAAGCTCAGGATATGCAGCGAACAGTGCCGGATGGTCGAGTACATCGCCAACCGTGAAGCTCAAGCTGCCAGTCTCGGCGAACCGGCGCTTGCGCATGTCGTTCAGAATGTCGCCGAACAACTGGCCTTTGCTCGGCCACGGCTTATGCAGCTTCGCGCCGCTGTCGTCGATCTCGAACCTCCACTTTCCATCCGCGCCTTTGCTCCAGCCGGTTTCCTTGCGCACCGTCTCTGCATTCTCGCCCGCGTTCAGGCGGTCTTGCGCGGCGGACAAAGCCATCTTGTCTGCGGTCTGCGCATTCTGCCCGGCGAACGAGTACAGCGCGGTTCCTTGGTCTGTTTCCTTGGATTCGATGGTCTGCCTGTAATCAGGCGAAGTCGGCTCCGCAACATACGCAAGCATTCCGCGCCTCTCCGCTGCCGTGCCGTGGCTTGCCCGTCCAAGCATTCCAAGTTCTGCGGCGGATTGTCCGGTTGATTGGCTGATAATGTCGGTAAATAATCCGGCATCCATCAGGTGTGCGTACTGGCTCAATTCCCCCGGCACAACGGCAAACAATCTTCCTGAATGCGTTTCCCTTGCGGCGCGGCGTATTGCGGCCCCTGCGCGTAGCTTGTCAACACCTTTGCGGCTTGCCATATCTGGCACGTCAAGTATCATCGTTACAGCACCAGCCTCGCCGCCCGTTCCGATGATTGACGAATACACCCCATCCCTTTGGAGTTGTCGTGCGATAGCGGCAAAGTCTGCTGGCTTGGTTATGGTTGCGCCAAGTGTGGGGTGCGGAACTTCCGGCGATACGGACATCGCGCCCAAATCCGCCTTGATGATTTCCTGTTTGGCTTCCGGGCCGTACAGCCCGGACTTTATGGTGATCGAATTGTATTCGTTGTGATCGATGATAACGTGACCAAGCATCCCGCTTGCATTGGTCGCCAGCATCTCAGTCAAGTTAATATCCGACGATGACGCTTTGGCAAATCCGGCGGGGTGGTTATGCAGTAACCAGTATCCATTCGCTCCAGTGCGCCCCATGTCGGCGCTGATGTGTTCGTGAAGGTCTCGCGGAATGCTTACCGATGCGGCAAGCCTCGATGTGTAAGCGCGTTCGCCGACGATCTTATTGTCCTTGACGAAAAAAACGCGGAATGTTTCGAATCGCGGATCTCGCAAGACCTGCGAAATCATAGCTAGGTCGTGCGAGCTTTCAACATTTTGCCCTACGAGTGAGGTGTAGCCTTTTTCGCGGAAGTCGGACGGGATATTACTGCCAAGTATGGCCGCTGAACCTCGCAACGAAGAACGATTGACCCCGAAGATGCGTCTCTCGACATCCGCAAGAGATGACCGTCCGGCTTCAAGTTGCTCCGGCTTGGTTTCTGGGCGAGTTTCAAGTGTGTCATACGCATCATATTGCGCTTCTGGTTCTTTCGCGTCAAGCTGACGCTCCTGTGACTGTTCGGACTGCGCCGCATCATCAGCTTCAATAGGCGCAGCCTTCCCCACCACATCCGCCACATCCTCAGGCGAAATGTCGCCGTTGTTGAGCGCCTTAATCGTGTTCAGCTTGTCGGCCTTGGAAAGCTCGGTGTCGGCCTTGACTGACTCGATGGCGGATTGCTTGCTTTGCTCGGTCGCCTGCGCTTCCGGCTTTACGTTTCCGGCTTGCGTGCTTGACGTTTCTGCCTTGACGCTTGCGGAGCGCTCTGCCTTCATTCCTTGCATGGCAATCATGGCGGCATTGAA